GATTGGCTGCATTGACGTAGTTAAATCTAAGTGACGCGTCTCCGACCCTCATCTGACCCTCATCACGTTCCGACGAAATTCGACCACGATGGAACTTCGGAAGCGACTTAATAAAAAGTCGCGGGTAATAAAATTACCCAATTGCGACGGCTACAACCAACTTTTAAAAATATCGGCAATGAATAGGTAACTAGCTATGTGATTGAAATGTAACGAGCCGCGTGTCCCAGTCCCAGATTTATACCCCTTTCCAGGATCTATCTAGAGAAGAGGAGGTAAAATAAAATCTTGGTAAGGTTCCCAGAAAGGGGGTCTTTTTTGGGACTGGGACAAAATAAACATTTAAGAAAAGGAGCGACCAAGTCGGTGCGATTTTACATCTGCAAATTTGTGTGTATAGTCCTCGACCTTGACACGAGGGGGAGAAGTTCGTGCCAGGTTGGATCGTTGCGATGGCTCAGTTCAACGCCGAGAGACGCGCCGAGGAGAACCTCATCAGTCAGGGGTTTGACTGCTACTTCCCCAAGCTCAAGGAAATCATCGTGGTGTGCGGACGCAAGGTAGAGCGCGAGGCGCTCCTGTTTGGCCGCTACTTCTTCGTGTCGATGCTGGACACGTGGCGCAGCATCTCCGGGACGCGTGGCGTGACCGGGATGTTGATGATGGGCGACAGGCCGTCAGTCGTGACCGATGAAAAGATCGACGAGATTCGTGGACGTGAGACCAATGGATTCATCGTGATGGAGCCGCCTCAGAAGTTGCGTCGCGGTCAGCACGTTCGCGTTGAGTCGGGGCCGTTCTACGGACTCACTGGAGTCTACGCCGGCATGAGTCGCGGGGATCGCGAGATCGCGCTCCTCAACTTCGTGTCGGGAAAGATACGCGTGGAATTTGCAGTGGGGAGTCTCGTGGCCGCCTGACCTCAGGCCTGCCACCTCCACATCTGCCGCATAGGGATTTCAAATCCCAGTGCGGCAGCTTGTTTAATGGGTTGTCTAGGTAAAAACCGTGCCATGCCAGTTCCTGCTGAGGTTTCTAGAGAAAACGGCAAGAAGGGTGGCAGACCTAAGGGGACCGCCAACAAGCTCACCCGTAGTCTTGCCAACGAGCTGATTCGACAGGGTTGTGATGGCCTCTCGGTGATGGTTGAGAACATGTTGTTCTGGCGTGGTAAGGCCCACGAGCTTGGTGAGCAGCACTCCATGATGATCGCGAAGATTAACTCTATGCCAGCTGAAGATCGCGACGCCATGGCCGATACGTTGAAGGAGTTCAACAAGCTCTCAGCGTTCTACCTGGCGGCTCGGGAGCAGTGCCATAAGTGCGCAGCAGACGTTGCACCATATACTAACCCGCGACTCCAGTCGATCACCGTAAAGAAGTCGACTACGATCACTCAGATCAGCATGGAGCTGAAGTCAGCCGCAGATGACTCAGAGAGAGCAACCTACCGAGGCGGAGACGCTGAAGTCGTCCCCTTCAAGCGATCAGCCGGAGGCTGACGCCGAGATAGTAACAATCAACTACACGCGGCCCCTGCTGTATCCAAAGCAGGAGCATGCTATCTTCTACCCTCGAGACCCTTCAGGTTCAATCGCTCGCTTCAGCGTAATTGAAGCTTCCACCAAGACCGGCAAGACAGTTGGCTGCATCGCCTGGCTCTTCGAGCAGGCCTTGTTCGGCAAGGACGGCAACAACTACTGGTGGATCGCGCCGGTCTATGGTCAGGCCAAGATCGCATTCACCCGAATGAAGCGGGCCTACCCAGATGACACATTTATCGCCAACGAAGGAGATTTGACGCTCAAGCTTGCGGCCATCGGCACAGTGATCTGGTTCAAGTCGGCAGAGAAGCCTGACAATCTGTATGGAGAAGACGTGTACGCTGCCGTGATCGATGAGGCCAGTCGCATGAGGGAGGAGAGCTGGTTTGCAGTTCGCTCCACCGTCACTGCAACGCGAGGACCAATCAGATTTATCGGCAATGTCAAGGGCCGCAAGAACTGGTTTTATTCATTGGCTCGAAAGGCAGAGCATGGCGAGGCCGGCATGGCCTACTTCAAGATCCTCGCCGCAGATGCCGTCGCTGCCGGTGTTTTAGCTCGGGAGGAAATTGAGGAGGCCAGGCGCGATCTTCCAGAGCAGGTATTCAAGGAACTGTACCTCGCTGAGCCTAGCGATGACGGTGGCAATCCGTTCGGTCTCTCTTCAATAGCCAAGTGTGTGGCGCCGCCGTCCAGCCAAAGCCCCAAGGCATGGGGCTGGGATCTGGCGAAGCATACAGACTGGACCGTGGGTATTGCAATCGACGCAAACGGACATGTCTGCCAGTTTCATAGATTTCAGAAGCCGTGGGACGACACTATCAACCACATCGTCAAGTTGACTGGATCTACGCCGGCCCTCGTCGACTCGACCGGCGTGGGCGACCCCATCGTCGAGATGCTCCAGAAGCGGCCCAACACCCGGTTCGAGGGCTACAACTTCACCGGCCCGTCCAAACAGAAGCTGATGGAGGGGCTGGCCGTGGCCATCCAGGGCCAGCTGGTCCGCTTCCCGGACGGCGTCATCAAGAGCGAGTTGGAGGACTTCGAGTATGAGTACACGAGGACCGGCGTGAGGTACTCCGCCCCTGAGGGATTTCACGACGACTGCGTCTGCTCGCTGGCCCTGGCCGTCATGCACGGGCTGCGGGCCGTCCAGCCGCTGAAGATCAGCTCCGAGCTGCTCACCAGGACCCGCATACCGGCGGGGGCGCATTGATGTGGTCTTTCATTATTGCTGCCGTAATTGAGGTGGTCTCAATTCTATTGTTCTGTGTGATGGTCTTCGGGGCCGGGATGAGTGACGCGCCAAGCATGGCCGACGACACGGGTCGGTCTGCTTTCCATGTTTTGATTGGTGGTTCACTAATCGCGTTGTTCGTTGCTGCGTCTCATTGGATGCCGCACCTTGGCTGGTAAGCGCAAGCGCAAGCTCAAGGCCCGCCTCGCCGCGCTGGAGCGCAGGGCCCGGGCACCCAAGGCCGTCGCTGCGGCGGTAAAGCCCGAGGTCGAGCGCGTCAAGCTGGCGATGAGCGACCTTCTCGCGCGGTCGCGGGTCGGCCCACGCGACGCCGGTAAGCGCCCCGAGGTGATGTTCACGCCGGCCGAGCCGCCCCCCGGCGTCCTACCTGCGGGCCACAAGCTGGCGATGGACGAGGCGGTGGCCTCGACCGGGGCCTGGGCCGGCGGCTGGGCGGGCTGGGGCGCCTTTGCCGAGGGCATCACGTTCCTCGGCTACCCGTACCTGGCCGAGCTGGCGCAGCGCCCCGAGTACCGTGTCATCAGCGAGGTGATAGCCACCGAGATGACGCGCAAGTGGATCAAGCTCAAGTCCAAGAGCCAGGAGGGCGGGGACGACGAGCGCATTGCGGAGCTGGGCGACTACCTCGACAACCTCAAGGTCCGCGACGCCTTCTGTAAGGTCTGCGAGCTAGACGGCTTCTTTGGGCGCTCCCACCTCTACGTCGACACCGGAGACGGCGACAACTCGGACGAGCTGAAGCTGTCCATCGGCAACGGCCGCAACGAGGTCAGCCAGGCCAAGCTGAAGGAGGGCTGCCTTAAGCGGCTCCAGGTCATCGAGCCGGTGTGGACCTACCCGACGAACTACAACGCCTCGGACCCGCTCAAGCCGACCTGGTACGAGCCCGAGACCTGGTTCGTCATGGGCAAGCAGGTCCACAGCACGCGTCTCCTGACCTTCGTCGGCCGCGAGGTCCCCGACCTGTTCAAGCCGGCGTACAGCTTTGGTGGGTTGAGCCTGAGCCAGATGGCCAAGCCCTACGTCGACAACTGGCTGCGCACGAGGCAGGCCGTGGCCGATATCATCAAGTCGTTCACCGTCTTCGTGCTCTGCACCGACATGAACACGCTTCTGACGCCCGGGGGCGACGAGCTGATGGCGCGCGTCGAGCTGTTCAACAACCTGCGCACCAACCAGTCGACCATGTTGATCAACAAGGTCAGTGAGGACTTCAAGAACGTCTCGGCGTCGCTGGCCACGCTCGACTCGCTCCAGGCCCAGACCCAGGAGCACATGGCCGCGGTCAGCCGCATCCCGCTGGTCAAGCTGCTCGGCATATCGCCGGCCGGCCTCAACGCCAGCAGCGAGGGCGAGATACGGGTGTTCTACGACACCATCGCCGCCTACCAGCAGCGCTTCTTCAAGGACAAGCTGACCCGCGTCATAGACATCGCGCAGGTCTCCCTGTG